CAGGGCGATGTTCAGATCAGCCATCGGTCTCCTCGTGCCGTACCTTCGCCTTCAGCCACCAGCGCGCCAGTTCCTCGGGCATCATCGGGTCCATGTCGCGGGGTGCCCAGTGAAAGACGAGGGCAAGGTCCGCCATCGTCTCCTCGATGTCGTCATGCGGCAGGGTTACAGGGTCTGATCCCGGTCCAGCGCCGCCATCTGGTCCGGGGTTGCGAAAAAACTGACCACCGTTCCCGCCAGCGCCAGGAAGTCGGCCGGGTCCAGCGCCGCCACCTCTTCGGGCAGCAGCGACGGCTGGGTGACGCGCGGCAACAGCCGCTCCAGCGCGCGCACATCCATGCGCAGCACGTCGGTCAGGGCCAGCCCGCGCAGCGCGCCGACATTGGGCTTTGCCACCGTCACGGCGATGATCGGGTCAGCGCCCTTGCGGGCGACCGGGGTTTGAAAGGTGACTTTGCCCATCCTTCAATCCCCCCTTAAAGACCCATCGCGCGGCGGATGTCGGCCAGCTGGTCGACCCCGCCGATCACGCGCAGCCCGTTGACCAGGTCCACCTCGTGGATCTGTTCGCCGTTGATCTCCAGCCGGTAATACCGGACGTCCATCATCAGCTTCAGCGTGGCCATGGTGCCCGGTTTCAGATCGCCGGTCTCGGCTCCGGTGATCAGCCCGCCGATGGTGGCGATGATCGTGTCGGCCCCGTCGCCCACATCGCCGGCCGCCGCCGGGCGCAGCACGAAGCGCTGCTGCAGCCCCGGCTTTTTCAGGAGCTCGGGCGACCATTCGCCAAAGGTGATTTCCGAGGTCATGCCCTCGACCCCCATGTCGATGCCGACAGGCCCGTCCATGCCCGCGCCCCGGTGGGCCTCGGTCATGATCTTCAGCTGGGGCAGCTTCGCCTCGGTCGCCAGACCGAAGTAGCTGATGCCATCGACGAAGGCGTTGAAGTTTCGCAGCATGCGCGGGATTGCCATGGTCAGGTCTCCTTACTGCGCCGTCGCGACGGCGTTGACGAGTTCGGTGTAGTAATCGCCCTCGCGGTGGGCGCGGAACGTCAGCTGTTCCAGCGGCGCGGGCGGCTCGATGTCGAAGTCGAGGTAAAGCTTGCCCGCCATCAGCTCGGTGGCCGAGTTCAGCTCGGGGTCGATCCAGACCTTGCCGCCCAGGATCGCGCCGCGCCGCTTCAGCGTGTTGAGATAGCTTTGCACCGTGTCCTTGATATCCAGCAGCAGCTGGGCCGAGAACGGGCGGTCCATCGCCCAGAGCAGCGCCTCTTCAATGGACTCGTAGACCATGTCGGCAGTGCGCCGCACCGGCAGGAAGGTCCACAGCGGGTCGGACGCCGTGCTGCGGTTGCCCCACAGGCGGAACCCTTCCTGGCGGATGATCGTGGCCACGTCCTGCTCGTTCAGGCGGTTGGCCTCGGTCTCGGTCGAGCTGATCGCAAAGCTGATGGCCCGCGCGGTGCCGCTGATGCCCTGGACGATCTGGTTCGACGGCGACCACCAGAAGCCCTTGGTCGCATCCATGTTCGACAGGATGCCCGCAACATATGCCGAGGCGGGCCGCGTGATGAAGCCCTGCGTCACGCTGTCGAACACCCGCACGGCCGGGTCGACGATATAGAGGCGGTCCGACCCGAACTTGTTGCGGTCGGTGATCGCATCGGCCTCGGTCGTGTTCGGCCCGTCGGCAATCACCACGCCGCGCAGGCGGCTGGCCACGATGATCAGCGCCAGCGTGACCGGCGAGGCCGGGCTGGCGGCGGGGGTCGAGGTAAAGCCGGGCGCGGCCAGGATGCGCGGCTCCTGCCCCGTGACCGTGCGCGCGGTCATCAGGGCGTAGACCCCGGTCTGCGCGGCCGGATCGCCCAGCACATTGGTCAGGGTCGCGGCGGGGGTGCCACCCTCGGTCACCCGCACCACCACGGCGGTGGAAACACCCTGGGCGTAGATCGCATCGTAGGCGGCCTTCAGCGTGCCGGTCAGCCCCAGGGCGGCGGCGGCGCGCGGGCCGGTGATCAGCACCGGCACGTTCAGCGGGAACGGCTCGTCCGCGCCCCCGGTCAGGGCCACGGCCGCAGCACCGGCCACGGCCACGCTGCTGCCGGTGCTGCCCGGTGCCACGGCGGCGGTCACCAGCGCGTTGGCCGGGCTGCTGGCCACGATGGCCGCGATGATCTGGGTCAGGGTCGAGGTGGGCACCGACGAGGCGCTGGTGGCCAGGTTGACGACGATGGCGTTGCCGGTCACCACCACCCCCAGCGCGGCGCTGGCCGTGCCGGGGTTGCGCAGATGGACCGTGATCGCGTTGCCCAGCACGCCCACCGGCTTGGCGGTGACCAGCAGCGCGGCGGGGGTGATGCCCAGCGTCGCGCTGGCCTTGGTATCGGCCTGGGCGGCCGGGGCGGTGCCGACAAAGCCGATGATCGACGATTTGACGGTCTGGATCGGGCGGATGCCGTCGTCGATCTGGACGGTTTCGATCCCGTGGAGAAACTGATCAGGCATGGGGTGGTCCTTTTCGGGTCAGGCGGAAATCAGGGCGGCTTCGCGGAACAGATCGTCCAGGTCTTCCGGGTCGGTGATGCCGATGGCCGGGGCCAGGGCGGTGATGGCGGGGGACAGGCGGGTGTATTCGGTGGCGGTCTGCCAGGCCAGCAGGGTCAGCCCGCCTGCCGCCGTGGCGGTAGCGTTGGCGTCATCCAGCAGGCCCCGGTTCAGCAGCGCGCCCTTGGCCTGGAAGGCCGAGACTTTGGTGGCCGCCCGCCAGGCCTCCAGCAGCTCGGCCTCGGTGGGCGGGGTGGGCCACAGCAGGGTCGGCGCGCCGCCCTCGCCGGGCACAATCTGCGCGCCCTGGGCCTGGCCTTCGAACAGTTCGGTCATGTGCTCGTCGGTGACCGGCACGGCATCGGCGGGGATAGCATCACCGTGAAGTTGGGGGTCGTAAAAGCCGAGAGCCGTGGATGAGTAGAGCATCTGTTCCCCCTCAATAGCCGGCGGCAAACCAGCGCGCCGACATCGCCGTGCTGGCCTGGCGGCACTGCAGGTTCAAAGTGAAGCTGCTGTTGTTTACTATTTGCGCGTTGGCCTGTTCCTGAAAGGCGTTGCCCGCCACGTCCAATGGCGAAGCCCCCACAAAAGTGCAAAGGTTCGGGAACGTGTAAGGGAACAAAACGGTCGCAAATGCCTCTGCCGCGCCACTGGGCTGCAGGCTGCCCGTTGTCCCCGCGCCGCCGCCCCACTGGAAGACCGTGCCATCCGCCAGCACGTTATAGCCCGTGCTGCCAAAGCTGCGCAAACCGCGCGCGGACGACCAGATCAGATCCCACGCGGACCACACCGACCCGTTCCAGAACCGCGTCCACATCCGGCTGCTGGCGCTGTCGAACGCCATCTGGTTCACCGCGCTGGCGCTGGCTGCGATCACCTCGACCGTGCCCGCCACACCGGAGGCAGGCGTGTTCGCATCGCCCGAGGCAAAGCGGTAGCTGCCCGTCAGGCGCGCCTGCGCAGAGTTCAGCGTCACCAGCGGCACCGCCGCCGCCCCCAGACCCGCCCCGTCAATCACGCCCTTGAGGAACGCGGTGCGGTTGGCCAGCAGGCCCGCTTGCCAGTTCATCAGCCCGCCGTCGGCGGCGGGGTTGACAGCGCCGCCGGTCGGCCACCAGCCGTCCTCCAGCCGAGGAATCTGCGACTCCCACTGCTGCAATTCGGGCAGGTAGTTCAGCGTTGCCAGGTTCACCATCAGACAGGCACCTCGTAATTGTAGACGCCGCCCAGCGGCACCTGATTTCCAAGCGACCACACGCCCGTGCCCAGCACGTGGCGCACGCCGCCCACCACCTCGATCCGGCGCAGGCGGCAGCGCAGCGGGGCCACCGCGCGCAGCAGCGCCGCCAGCCGGTCGGCCTCGGCCCGGAAGATCGGCACGGCGATTTCCACCCAGTAATCGGCCCAGACCGTGCCGGACCAGCCCAGCCGCCATGTCCGGCCCAGCGGGCGGGTCTGCCCCAGCCGCGTCAGGTCCTTGGCCTCGATCAGCGTCGCGGTGCCGTAGCCCGCCGCCGCCAGGGCCGCGACCACCGCACCCCGCGTGCCCTTCCTGCGGTGCACCGCGACCGAGGCGGCGATCACCGCGCGCTGCCGCGCCTCGGGCCAGGTGCCGTCCCATTCATCCACCGACAGCGCCCAGGCCAGCCAGGGCAGCAGGGCGGCGGGGCAGGTGGCGGGAGTCCAGAGCGTGGCGTTCGGCACCGGCACCTCGCCGATCCGCGCGGTCGCGGCCTCGATGGCGGTTTCCTGCGGCGTGGCATTCGGGGGCAGCAGGCTATTCATCCGTGCCCCCGTTGGTCAGGGTGATCGCGGTGCACCAGCTGGCCTGCCCGCTGCCGATGGTCAGCGTGGCCGAAGGCGAGGTCAGCTGCACCCGCTGCACGCCGGGCTGGTGCAGCGCCGCGAACAGCCCCGACAGCGTCACGTCGCGCCCGATCCGGTGCTGGGCGCTCGCATAGGCCGTGGCAGCGGCCTGGGCTGCGGCCATCACCACCGCGCTGTCCGGCCCGGCGTAGAAATACAGCGTCGCCGTGACCGCATAGCTGACGATGGCCGCCGACTGCACCACCACATTGTCGCAGAGCGGGCGCACGTCCCCGGCATTCAGCGCCGCCGCGACCGTGGCCAGCAGCGGGGCCGGGGCCGCCCCGCTTCCCGTCCGCGACAGCACCGTCACCAGCACATCGCCGGGGGTCGGGCTGACAGCACTGACATCCAGCACGTCGGCACTCGCCGACAGGGCATGGAACACATAGGCCCCTTCCGGCCCGGCGGTCGAAAACCCTTCCAGCGCCAGCTGCGCCCGGCGGCGCAGGTCCGCGTCCGATTCCAGCGTCGGGGCCAGCGGCGGCACCGCCAGCGGATCGCCGGGGCTGATCACCAGCCGGACCACGCCGAACAGCGCCGCCAGATTGTCCAGATCGGTCCCCGTCGCGCGGGCCAGCGTCACGGCCTGGGCGGCATCGTTCACCCGGGCGCGCAGCAGCAGTTCGCGGTAGGCGGCCACCTCCAGCAGCTTCACCACCGGCTCGCTTTCCAGCGCCAGCACGGCGGCCAGTTCCGGCGCGCGGGCGGCAAGATCGGCCTTCATCGCGGCCAGGATCGCCTCATAGTCCAGCGTCTCGACCACGCCGGGCACCGGCAGCAGGCTCAGGTCGATGGCGCTGTAGCCGCTCATGCCGCCACCTCGGCCGCCAGCACGGTTTCCAGGCCAAGGACCTCGCCGGTCAGGGTCAGCGACAGCCTGCCCGCCACCGCATCGGCCACCTCGACCCGGCGCAGATCAAAGCGCGGTTCCCAGCGGTCAATCGCCTCGGCGGTGGCGGCGAACAGATCGACCAGCGTCTCGCCGTTCAGCGGCGCGTCGATCAGGCGCGGCAGGTCCGACCCGTAGTCGCGCCGCATGACGCGGCTGCCCAGCGGGGTCGCCAGAACGTCGTTGATCGATTGCGCCAGGTGCTGCTCTTCCGGCAGCAGGCGGGCGGTGGTGGCGGACAGGCCCGACATCAGATCGGCACCCCCGTGACGGTGCCGATCGACTCGGGGTGGATATGGCCGACCAGGCTTTTGCCCGAGGCGACAACATCCGCGTCGCAGGTGACCGGCCCCGTCACGTCGATCTTGCCGGTGATCTCGACATCGCCGTCGACGTAAAGCTTGCCGATGATCCGCACCGTGCCGCCGCCCAGGTCCATCGTCGGGCTGGCGGCATTCGGGGCCACTGCGTTGCCGTCGACCGGCAGCGACCCGCCCACGAAAGCCCGCGCCATATCGCCCGAGGGGGCATAGACCGTGACCTGCTCGCCCACCGAGGGCATCCAGTGCAGCCGGATCGTGCCCGACCGGATCTGCAGCACCGGGATCAATGCCGTGTCCAGATCGCCGATGCGCACCCGGACGCGGGACGTGGCGTTGTCCACGGCGGTGACATAGCCCACCTGGCACAGGTTGCCGATCTGGCGGTCGGCCTCTGCCGCTGCGCGCGTCATGCCGCACCCCCGATCAGCTCGTAGTCATCCTCGAACGCCGCGCCGATGCGCGGGGCCTGGCCCAGGTACAGCTGCGGCGTGATTGCCAGCGCCTCGGGCAGACCGCGCAGCGCCACCGGCTGCGACCAGGTCACGGCAGACAGGGCAATCGCCCGGCTTTCGGTGCTGACGGACAGGATCGGCTCCTCGGCCACGTCCTGGGCCGCGCCCAGATCAGCGGGCAGCCCCCACAGCGTGTCGGGGATCATCTGCAGCAGCGCCTGGGCGATGTTGGCCACCGCCTCGTCCCGGCCAAGGCCCAGCTCATCCCTGGCCACGATGAAGGCCCCCATCTGCACGATGAAGGTGTGGTGCGGCCCGGCAAAGGTCTGGTCCTGGCGCAGGCGCAACCGGCTGACCAGCACCGCCGGTGCCGCCACGCCCTTGGCCTTCAGCATGTCCAGGTTGAAGCGCCCGGCAATGCCCCGGCATTCGCGCAAGCCAGGCAGCACCAGCCTGATCCGGGCAGCGACCAGGCCAGGCAGAGCCGCCAGAAGATCGGGGCGCGTCGCACTCATTGCAGCAGGTCCTCCAGCCGCCCGATCACCAGATCGGTGATCTCGCGCTCGTCCTCCCTCGACAGGCCAAGGTAGGGGCGCGCCGGGATGCCGCCTTCGGCACCGGCCGACCCGAACTGGTGGATCGCGCCGTAGACCAGGTTGGTGCCCACCCGGATCGTGTCGCCGCTCGTGTCGTTCTGGATGCTGTCGAACAGGTCGTTCCGGTTGACGAGCAGCGAATGCTGCGAGTGGTTTCGCGTTTCATCGTAAGCCTCGGACCAGGGTGCCCAGGGCGTGCCGTCGGGTGCGGTCTTCGTATCGCTGATCCGCGCTCGGGCCGAGACTTCAAGAAACTCGCCCACGTCGTAGCTGATCCTGTCCAGGCTGCTGCCCCCCAGCCGCGCAAGCGCCGCCAGGGCGTTGGCATAAAGGCCAGGGTCCAGATCGAATGTCACCATCGCCCCGGCCATCAGAGGTCCCTCGTCAGATCACGGGTGAACAGTTTGGCCGGGCCGCCAGAAACGATGGGCTGCGCGCCGCTGACGTCGATGTCGCCTGTGGCCGGGGTGGCGGTGAACACCAGCGCCGCCTCGCCTTTGGCGATCCGCTTCAGGTGACCCAGCGCGTCGTCATAGCGCTTGCGGTGCTCTTCGCTCAGCACGTCCGCCGACAGCGCCAGACGGTAAAGTGCGATGTCCACCGCCAGCGTCGTCAGGAAGCCCGGCACCTCGGTCAGCGGCAGGGTGTAGCGCGCGGCCAGATAGGTGTCGATCTCGTCACTGGCCGAGGTCAGCGAACGGGTGACCGCCGCGCTGTCGACAATGCCGTCCCGGTTGTGATCGGCAACGACCAGGGCGTTCGCCCCGTAGAGCGTGGCGATATCGGCCTGGGTGGCGTAGGCGGGCATGGCGGGCGTCCTTGACTGATGGTGGGGGTCAATCCCTCAGCGCGGCGGCGACCCCCGAACCCCGCGCTCCGTCCCGCCTCCAATCAGCGGGCGGTGCGCCGGGCCGCTCCGTGCGGCCCGGCGATGGTGATCAGACGGCGGGCTTCAGCCCGGCCCAGACCTCGGCCACCAGCCTGGCCGTGATCTTCCCGGCCTGCTCTGGCAGCCGTTCCCTGACCGCGCCCAGCTTGGGCGTGCCGTCGGCTTCGAAGTCGCCCGGCTCCAGCGTGCCAAGGACCGCCACGATCTGGTCCTTCAGGCTTTTCACCTTTGCCTCGGCCTCGACCTGCGCCTCGTCCGGGGCGGGGCCGATGTGCAGGCGGGGATCGGCGGTCAGCACCGCCCACTCCTCTGCGGTGAAGGCATCCTGTGCCACCACCCGCCCGGCGCGGGGCCAGAACTGGCCCAGCCGGAAGTGCCCTTCGAACCCGTCGCCGGGATTGGATTTGATCAGAAGCGCGCTCATGATCAGGCCATCCACGGGTTCACGAGAACCTTGACGGCGTTGTAGTTGGGGTTCGACCCCCCGCCGGACAGGAACTGCGCCTCGAACAGCGCCTTTGCCGCAGCCTCGTTGCTGGCCCCGACCATGATCAGCGACGGGCGCACGCCCAGCGGACGGCCACCGTCGGCCCTGAGGTTGCGCATGATCGTGCGCGTCGCCTCGAAGTTCGCGGCGGTCAGCGCGGTGCGGCCGCAATGGATCAGCTGCGGGAAGCCGTAGCCCGCAGCGCAGCGATAGCGGATGCCCCACTGGTACAGGTCCTTGGTAAAGGCCGCGTCCGAAGTGGACGGATCGAACTTCATCTCCATCTCGGGCTTCGTCCGCTCCTGGAAGATCAGCGGCTTCAGCACCTTCGAATCGTCGATCAGATACCAGCGCGCGCCGGCCCCGGTGGTGAAGTTCGTCCAGGTCGTGGCGGTGCCGGTGCCGTCCGTGTTCGGGAACACCGGGTGGTCGGTGTCAAAGAAGAACTGGCCGTCGTAGCAGACCGTGCTTTCCCCGGCGGTGATGGCCTCATTCACCAGCACATCGGGGTGCTGCGCCGCTTCCAGGCCCATGTGCTTTGCAATCGGGGCGAAGTGCCCGAACTGGTCATCCTCGATCTGGACGCGCTGCACACCCAGCGTCGATTCGAACAGCCGGTTGCTGATTGCATAGCCGGACAGCTTCATGTCCTTGACCACGCGGTCGCCCACCCATTCGCGCAGACGGGGGAAATCCCCCAGCCAGCCATAAGTGTTCGAGGCACCGGTCGAGGGCACGAGGGTTGCCACCCTGTTCCAGAAGGCCTCGGCACGCATGCCGGCGTAGCCGTCCTTGAATGCGGCTTGCAGCGCGGTGTTGAGGTTGGTCAGCAATGCGGGGGATGTGATTGCCATGGTCGGCTTACTCCTGCTTCATCACGGCAACCCGCTCGGTTGCCAGCTGTGCCTGCACGGCCTTTTCGGCCGCGAATTTCTCGGGATCGGTGCCCATCATCCGGCACATGGCCAGCTCGTCGCCGGTCAGCTTGCCGGGCGTGGCATCGGGGGCGCGGCGGTCCAGCGTGGACGGCGGCGCAATGACCGGGGCTGCCCCGACCATCGCCGTGAAGCGCTCCAGCCCGCCCTCCTGGCGGCAGGCGGCCAGGTGGTA